CAATATCACCAGTTGGAGGAAGTTTACCTCTTAAGAATGAGGCATTTAGATTTGTGACTTGAGTATCAGAAAGAACAACTAATGGTGCAGTTCCTGAAGTAACTGTAGAAATAAACTGTCCAGCAGAAACATTACCAACTACAGTTAGTTTTTGAGGGAGAGTTGATGTTCCTATTCCAACATTTCCTTGCAACCTGTAAATGGAACTTCCAGTACCAACAGTAAATCTTGACCCCTCAAATGCACTTCCACTTTGCCTAAATGTTCCAGTAAGGTTTATATCACCATTAACATCTAATTTAAAACCTGGATTATTCGTGCCTATACCAACAAAAGGAGTTGTTAAACTTGTAATACCAATGTTTTGAGTAGCATCATCAATATGAATAAAAGATCCAAATTGTGATAGTTCTCTGTTTCTTGTTATAGACATTGATTTTTCCTTATATTATTATTTAGAATAAGGTGAAGGTAGTGCTACCAATTCCTACAGCATTAAAGGTAAGTAGATTTCCTACCAACTGAATTTGAATTGGAGTGGTATTTGCTGTGCTTACAAAACCTCCAGATGCAGTTACAATACCAGATGCATTAATGTTTGTTGCACTTAGATTTGTGATAGTACCTGTAGTGCTATTAAAGGTTGTAATAGTACTAGCAGTACCCGTTAGGTTTGTAATGGTTCCATTAGTGCTATTAAAGGTTGTTGCAGTGATAATACCCACTGTAACTTGTGAACCAGAGTTTAGTGGAGGTTGTGCATCAATAGATATGGTGGAAGCAGACCCCGAGGTTGCTATTGCAGTGATAGCTAATCCAACAAAATTAAGTGTATTAACATTGTTAGCTACAAGACTACCTTCTTCTTTAATAGTAACACCAGTAAAGTTTAGTGGAAAATCAATGTCATAAGTAATAATTTCAACCACATCACCGTTAAAACAACCATTATCTAAAATTACATTGGTGCCACTTGTTGCAGTAAATTCAGTGTTTGCTAATTTTACTCCATTAACAAAGACATCCAATGATGTAGTAAGATTATATGTTACATTAAAAGTAGTTTGTGCTGCGGTGGCTATAAAAGTTGTAGTAGTCCTAAGAGAACCAGTATCTTTCCAAGTAACTCCAGCTCCTGTAGATACTAAAACTTGATTGTTAATTCCTATAGTATTACCAGCACTTACATAACCTTGAAGGGTTACGTTATTAAAAGTTGCTATTCCACTAACTATTAAATTTGCAAAATCAACTGCATTAGCATTTATTATACCAGTAAATTCCGCATCACCAAAAACATATAGTGCCGTCTGTCCAGTGGAAACTGGAGATCGTACATCTAAAAGATATGAAGGAAGTGTTGATCCAATACCAACAGAACCACCAATTCCAAGAGCTGTGAGGACAGAACCATTTGAACCCACATTCAGTTCATTTGCAAAAGTACCAATACCAGAAACAACAATGGTTGTTGCTCCAATGCCACCATTAACATGAAGAGTATGTGTTGCTACTGTAGTTCCTACCCCAACCCTTCTTGTAACTGCATCAGCAACAATGAGATCTGTAGATGCTTCAAAACCATTCTTTACAACGAATGCTTTATTTATAGCCATTGGGTTTCACTCTCCACCCTTTATTGTTTTATTATTTATCTAAACTGCAAGTCGTAATATAACTTTTGCATCTTCAGTGCTGCCCCCTAATTGAGTGCTTACGACTGTAACAGACCCATCGGTGTATCCGCTTCCTCCCCCACCACCAGCACCATTAGTGCCTCCCTGACCACCAGTAGCACCAGATCCTCCATTACCACCACCTGTAGACCCTTGACCAGAAGTTTCATTAATTCCATAACCTGCTTTAAATCCTCTTGCAATAGAAGCAGTATTTGTTACAATTGCTCCTTCCTTTAATCTAAATTGAGTAGTTCCCACATCACTACAAGGACTTACCCCCTCCTGTCTCCAATAAACACCTCTTGTACAGGGAAGAACTCTTCCTCCATTGGGAGCAGCTGCTTGAGTATCAGGCGATATTGACGTTAAACTTGTTGCAGAACCGACAATTCCATTTGCAGACAATTCTCCTACCACAATGGCGGCCGCATCGAGTTGACCATTACTGTTATATCCACCTACTCCAATTCCACCACCAAAACCACCTTTACTAGATGTTCCTGCATTTCCACCTGAACCAACAGTAGCAATAAGAGTTCCTTTTCTGTAAATAAATGGTGTATTTATTGTGGAGTTAAGTCCAACTATTACATATTCAGTATTTTTTATCATTGTAAATCTTATTCTTGAAAACCCACCCTCTCCACCAAGATATGTTCCACTATTAGCTCCTTTACCCCCGTATAAATCCATTTCAACATTAATGTCAGTTTCTGTACAGTAAAATGAAATTAATCCTTGATTTGTTTGTTGAGAAATTATATACTCACCATCAAAAAGATTTGTTTGCAATAATTGTGAAGTAATTGATGACAATAAAACATATTCAAAATTAACAAGTTTTCTCGTTGATATAGATAATGTATTTAAATTTGCATCATTTGATATTACTGATGGTGCATTTGGATTACTTACAGTCACACGAACAGTAGAAATGCCAGCAGTTGAAGGTGTAATTATAAGTATTTTCCCTGATGAACCTTGAACTAACGCATTATCCGAAAGATTTTGTTGATTAAGTTGCCATTGATAAGATAATAAACCAAATGTTGAATCTGATAATACTGCATCAACAGAAAAATTTACTGGGAAACCTTCAGTTACAGTTGCAACTCCGGGTTGAGATGTGATTGTAATCAGGGGGAAAACGGTAACAGTTGCCGTGTTAGAATTGAGTGGTTCATTGATTGCATTTCCGGTAGAACGAGCACTTCCAACAGTAACTGCAACACCAATTAGTCCATATGCAGTAGCAGCATAATCTGCCTCAAGATAAAATTTTCTTTGATTATCTGTAGGTGTAATGAGATTTGATAATGTAAGTGTTGTTGTTGCAGTTCCCGTTACATAAGTGTTATTACTTAATGCTCCAATTCCTTCTTCATACCACTGATATACTATACTTCCAGTATTAGTTGCAGGATTTGTAGGAGTTCCATCTACTGTTGTAAATGTTGCTGTTGCAATGCCAATAAAGGTTGCAGTTCCTCCACCAGTAGATCCGACACCAACACCAGCAGAAGAAACTCCTACTGGTTGTGTTGTAAAAGATAAAACAGGACCGTTAAGATCTAAAGTGGTTTGTTGTTCACTCATTTTAGTTTAGAAAGTTTTGTCCAACAACAACTCCATACCAGTTAGATCCACCATCAAAAGTTTTAAAGGTGTAAATATCACTTCTACTTGGAGTTGATGTTATAACTGGAATGATACCCCCACCAGGCCAATAAACAGGAATTACAAATCCACCAGAAGTTTTAAAGTCATCAATATCTATAATTCTTCCACCAGTAGCATCTTGATCAATTTTAATTGTAAAAGAACTTACTTCACTTGGAGGATTAATAATTGTGAAGGAGTTTATATTTGCAGTTGCAGATAATAAGAAGTTTTGTGCTATAGAAAGATCTACAGTAACAACATTTGCTGAAATTGAAAGTGTATGAACTGCTTCTCTAATAATTTTAGTTCTTAATGTGCCCTCAACATCAAGTTTTTCTCTTGGGGCTGCGGTTCCAACACCAACCAGTTGAGATGATGTAGTTGTAATGACAGTTCCAGCAGTACCAACTACTATAGTTCCAGTAGTAACAATACCAGCATTAATTGACCCCGTACCCCCGTTAAATCTATAAGAACTTGCAGTGATAATACCGGTAATATTTACATTACTAGCATTTAAGTAGTCAAATCTTGCTCCATTATTCACCCAAAGTGATGTTCCACCAGTACCGGGAGATCCGACCTCAAGATTAAATCCTGGAACAGAAGTGCCAATACCAACATTATTAAGTGCAGTATTATAAATGCCTCCAGAAATATTAGTCCATCCAGTTGCCGCAACATTTAAATTAGTTAATGCAGCACCATCTCCAACAAAAGAAGTTGCAGTGACAGTTCCTACAATATTTGTACTACCAATAACATGTAGTTTATATCCATTTGCAGTAGTTCCAATACCAACTCCACCCTTTCCATCAATAGAAACTTGAGTTGTTCCAGAACCAACCAGAAGCTTAGAGTTTCCTGGAGAGGTGGTAGCAATACCTACTTGATCGAAGATATAAACATTTGAAGTTAAAGAGATGCTAACATTTCCAAAACGATACCAATCATTATCTGTTGTATAAACCCAACCAATATAACCACCTTCTTCAGGATTATCAAGATATACAATGTCACCAGTATTTCCAGCAAGTGTTGGTTCAGTAGTGCCTACAGTATACTTTCTTGAAACTGTTGCATCACCTTGTAAGAAAAGTGAAATTGCTTCAAGTCCAGCAGAAGAGTTGGAAGTAACTTTTTCAGAGAAGATTACTGGACCATTAAACTCGGAGATTGCCTTGCTATCAAAACCTCCTTCTACACGAATTGAACGACTAAAATTAGCCTCAACTGGATTAATTATATTCAATCCTGGAAGATTTCCAATGTCCTCACCAGTTATCGTTTGTATGGGAGTTTCAAAAATTTCTTCTTGTCCAGTAGTGCTACTTAACTTTGTATTGCCCACATATGCAATACCTTTATCATTCATGCCAGTATAGAAGTTAATACCTCCATCTTTTCTGGTTGATTGTGCAAGTATTTCTTCTTGTGTAGAAATAGAACGATCATGCTTATCTGGTAGTGCAGTTGAGTAGTTACCTGGACCAAATCCAACATATTCAAAGGTGTGTCCTGATGCTCTATTAATAGAGTGCCTTCTGAGTTCTACGGGTTCAATACGAATCCTTCTTACAACACTATTGATTACATGATTACCTGCACGAGATCCTAATACACCACGGAACACCTCAATTGGGTTTGTAGGAGCGCTTGGGACATTTGTTTTGACTCTTACAATTTCATCGTCAATCATCAAATAATCACCAATATTAATATCAAGATTTGCTATATTAGTAAGATTAATTTCATCATCTATTGCATCAGGGATTAACACAGAAAGTGTTGTAGTAATGCCTGCATAAGTTGGAATCATTCTTCCATTCAGGTTCTCATTATCCCGAGTAATCGTACCATCATTAGAACTTAAACCTTCACGATATGCAAAGAGATTTCCTGCTGTAGATGGAATATTTGTAGAAATTCCAATTCTTACAATAAATGTAGTTAATCCCACATTTTCAGTAATAACAAAACTTCCATTATAAAGTGCTGAATTTGCACCAGTAATACGAATCTTATTATCTACTTTGAGTCCATGACGGTTATTAGTTGTTACAGTTGCAAGACCAACTACATTATTATAAGTAAGTGAATTAACAACAAGTGCTTCTCCAGTTAGATTGAGAGTTGCATTAGAAGTAAGAGTTGCACCAACTGTAGTAGAGAATCCCGAGACAGCAGAAGCAGATATTGCAGAGAAAGTTTTTGCAAAACCTACGGAAACCTGAGAAATACGATAGAGATTGTTATAATCTTTATGTGTGGTAGATGTTAATCCTGAAATCTGAATTACATCACCAACATTATTATAAATTTGAGAAACTGTGAGGACTGCTTGAGTAAACGGAGCAAAGGTTGAGATACCAGTTGTGGCTCCTATAGAAACAGTCAGTGTATTGCCGATTCCATATGCACTACCACCATCCATTATCTTCACATCAGTAATAGTTCCTGAAGCATTAACAGTAACTTTTGCATTTGCTTGCGAACCAACAGTAGAACCAGCAAATCCTACAAGAGTTGCACCATAGAAGTTTGTTGCAGTTCCAGAACCATAACCTAAACCACCACTAGTAATAGTAAGTCTTGTAATACGATTCAATCCGTGATCTAATTCTGTATGAATAGTATGTGAAGTGGATGTTCCAGAACGAATATCAGTTAATCCAATACCAATTTCACCATCATTAAATAACTTATTAACAGTTTCTTTAGTTAAACTATTGCGAACATCATTAACTACAACTTCTCCGATCAGTGAAGAAGATGCAAAAGATTTTGTTTCTTCTGGATCTGCTTTTGGATTATCTCGATTTATTTGGGGGAAAAGTTCTTTAACTGGTTGTGAAAACTTTTCTTCCGTGAATGGTGCAATGCTTGGAGAGTTTGATGCATTCGTTAAAGTTAAGTAGTAAACTCCATCTTGCTCTCCATTAATGTATTTTTGTGCCTCTTCAGTTCTATAAACGACATAAGTATTATTAAACTTCTTTCTCTTAAAGTGTGGAAGTGCTGTTGTTCTTGTAGTCGTATCACTTGTGAATGTACCAGGATTGGTAGTTCTTGCATAACTAAAAGTCTTGGAATTAGAAATTGCAGTAATAGTATAAGTTCCATTAAATCCAAGTTTTTCAGTACCAGCAGTATTATTGCTGCTCTTAACTTGTAGAATTTCAACTTCAGAACCAATTGAAAGATTGTGAGAAAGTTCTGTTGTGATTGTTACAACATTAGAACTCCAAGTTGCATTTGCAATAAACTTAAAGTTTCTTTGTTGGTTTACATTTGTGATTGAACCACTTCCAAAATAAGTTTGGATTTCAGCATTTGTTGCTCCAATTGTTGTATTAGACTCCTGAAGAATAAATCCATCATTTGGTGGTTTAGCAACTGAACCAGAATTTGCCGGTAAAACATAACGAGCACGATAGATTGTATCGATTGCATTTCTATTGTCTGCAAAACGATCAATATAAGTTCTTGGAGTTGCAGATCCTAAAACAGTAGATCCAAAACTTACAATTGTTGAATAGAATGTATTTTCAGTAGATGCAGTTGAAACATTTATATACCATTGATTTTGTATGGTATTAAACTGAATTGGATGTCCAATTTCTCCAGGATTCTTATCCGATACACGACTTACAATGCTTAATGTTCCACCTTTTGAGTTTATAGATACTGGTGTTGCACTAATTGCATCATTTTGTGCTTGTGCAATTTTAACTTGATCTGTTCCAACTCCTGATGTAATTGCATAATAAACATTATTTGGAGTCACCCCATCTGGAAGTTGCCCGGTACTACTTAAAATACGAATACTTTCACCATTTGCAAAAGTATGTGGGGCAGTTAAAGTAAATGTATTGTTGGAAATACTATTAATTCCAGTAGTAGATCTATTAACAGTAAAAATCTTTTCAGAACTGGTTTGTGTACCGGGCATTACAATTTTTGAATTATAATGAGCAGGAGTTCCTCCGGATGCTATAAGTACATTTAAAGTATCATTCTCTTTTGCACCAATACGATAACCCTCTAAGACATTTTCAGGTGCAACATCAGAATTAGTTTGGGCATAAAGATATAAGTGTCCTGTAGATGCAACACCAACAGTTGCGGCTACATCAATTGCATTAAATTCAATTGTTTTTTTGGTTTTTGAAAATTCTTTTGGTGGAATGATGTGTGTAATATATCCCTGATCATCTTGTGGAAATGCATTTTTTCTAAATCCCTGTGCAACAAGTGCTTTTGCACCAAAGTTAGAGTTGGAGTTAGTGATGGACATGTCTCCACCACTTTCAACAAGAAATTGATCTGCATATCCAATCGCAAATACTGATACAGCTTGAATGTATGAGTCATTAATGACTTTAAGGTGGAAGTTACGATAATCTGGTTTAAATACTGCTCTTGAATTATTACTTAAATTTTCATTTCCAGGAACGGTGCTATCTTGATAGGTTCCAGAAGTTGAATCATAAACCACAAATGCACTATCATCTTTTTGTAGACCAATTCCAGTGAATTGTGCAACAACCATTGATTTAAACCCAGTTGCCTTGCTTCCATCTGCAACTAATCCACACATACCAAAAACAGAACGTAGAGATATGTTAAAGATATATGGTGATGCAGAAGTAACAGTATCTGATTGTAATACTAAAGAAGATCCAGCAACTGCAGGAAGTGGATTTAATGGTGGATTTTGTACTTGATATTCAAGTTCAGTAGCACTTAATTTATCACTTACAACAAATTGACCATTATATTCTGATGAAGGAACACCTTGTATTCTAAATGGAGTATCAACATCTAATCCAATAACTTCAGATGCAGTGGTAACTGTAACAATTTTTGTAGCAAGGATACCATTTCCGGCACGAATACTTGTAATTCCTATAGTTACTCCTGTAGATCCTACAATTCGGAATTCATCAATACTTGGTTGCATATCAAATCCAGAATCTGGATAATCAGGGGTAATTGCGCGCCCTGATGATTGTCCATATGCAATACCAACTTTCTCATAGTATATCTCAAGATCAGTACGATTTGTGGAAAATGTTTGGAAAGAATCATCAATACTTACATCATTTACACCGTCAGCATATTCAAAACACGAAAGTTTATGATGTGAAAAGTTGGGAACAAATTGATTGCCTGTGTAGTCAACATAACAATTTCCATTTGGATCTGCATCAAAAAGTGAAAATTGCCAAATATAACACGCACCAGTGACCCTAAAGATACAAGATCTCTCAATATTGTCATTATCTGGTTTTGGTACATATAGAGGTCTTACTTTGGTTTTTCTTAAATCAAGACCAACAATAGATGTTCCACGAGGAATAATAGTTCCACCGTGAATACTATTAAATTTATAAAGTTGATTATTTGGATTTGTTAAATCAAAACTTGTAGTTAGAGTAAATTGATCAAAATCGGAACTTACTTCTCCACTACGAAGCCTAAAATTATTTGCACCATCAGGAATCCAGCCAGGACGATTATCAATTATATGCTCACCAGGATATAAAAGAATTGTAGTCTTTCCAAATCTATCGTTATTTAATCCTTGCTGATATGAAAACCTTGCGGATTCTATAAGAGCACGTTGAATCGTTTTGAAAGGACGTGCTAATGAACTTCCCACATTCTGAACAGAGTCTGTTGAATCCAGGCTATTGGGGTCTACATAAATGATGTTGCCGCGTACACTCTTAAGAAAATTATCAAGACGACTTAATCCCATTTTACTATCTTTATAGTTTCCGTTATAAGTTATTTATCATACAACAAAACCTCCATAAGGAGGTTTGAGGTTAATATTAAATTATGATTTACTGATAAGATATTCTACTGTATTTGCTACATCATTCATTGCATCACGAAGATTTTCACTTTGACCTGATTCCATATCAAAAGTAATTGGATCTGTAAGGGTCCATCTCCATTGTTTCATATCTTTGTTATACCAGAGATTTATAATCATTTTTATACCAATTCATCAAGAACTTCGGGATTTTCTATATTCATTTCAAATAAACAAGGATGACATTCCTCGTCTATCAGATAAAATGATTTTTGATAAAGAATCTCCGGAGTCATCGTAAGTTGCTCATTTGCCCAGGTAATAACTTCTAGATCATCCTGGACAAGAGTTGGAAGTTCATCAAATGTGAAAGGAATTCCATTTATATGATATGTTTTGATAATAAACTTATTTTCTTCCGTCTCATACCAATTATAAGAGGTTGTGATCTTATATTGCATTGGTTTTTTTTATTATTTATTTATTTTTAATACCCCCTGCCGGGCACGATCCGGCACGACTAACGTCAACGGATTTTAAATCCGTAGCGGCTACCAATTACGCCAAGGGGGCATAATATCATCCCAAATAAGTTATGGGGTGATACTTTAAATACTCAAGGAAAGTCATTTTCATTTCCTTGTGCGTCATACCACAATGTTTTGCTGCTGCTGGTAAGGTCATCGTGCAACTAAACAATGCCTGATTTGATTCCTTTACATTTTTTGGTGTTGTTTTCACTGCATGTTCTTTTAGTGATTTAATATCAATGCAATAAGAATTCATAAAAGGTATTGAGTGTAAATTTTTGCCGGGATTTTTTGTCCCCCAAAATGGAATTTAAAGCGGGTTTGCGTATGAGAGAGTGTCTTCACTCACTGTAGCACGAACGAAGTCCAACACATTCATAAACTCTTGAACATTCTCACAAAATACTTGTTTCTCATTGCCATCACTGGAATAGAGGTACACAGTTCGCTTGAGAGGATCAACCACACATCGGGTCAGGAACTCGTCTTGCATTCGGTTTGTTTTTTGACTACTCGTGTATCATAGCAGGTTTTGGTGCTGGTGTCAAGAGATTTGTTTGATCTCTTGTTTTAATTCGATTACTTCTTTCCTAAGTTCTTTAATTGCTTCCACAAGTAATGCAACAAAGTTTTGATATGCAATTGATTTGGGATCATCTCCAAAAACAAGGTCTGGAATTACTTTTTCAACTTCTTGTGCAATAAAACCAATTGAGTGAACACCATTTATTTTATAATCAAATTCAACTCCTCTTAATTTAGAAACTTTATCAAGAGCATTTTGAATCGTAGTTATATTAGTTTTAAGTTTTTCATCCGAATTAGCAGTAACAGTGCCTCCACAAGTTAAATTCGTTCCATCAAATGTTAAGTCAGCATCTCCTGCAAAGTTTCCACTGGAATTGAACTGAACTTGAGTATTTAAACCTGCTGCTGTACCTGATCCGGCAGCACCTTGAACTCCTACTGAACCCTGAGCCCCAACAGCACCTTGAACTCCCTGTGCTCCTTGAGCACCTTGAGCACCTTGAGCACCTTGAGCTCCTGCGCCAGCAGCTGCACCTTGTGCTCCTTGAGCCCCTTGTCTTCCTTGTGCCCCCTGAACTCCTTGAGCTCCTTGGACTCCTTGAGCACCTTGAACTCCTTCCGAACCTTGAGTGCCTATACCACCTGC